GTCGACCTCAACGGCCAGACGGCCATCGCCAAGCGTGAGCAGCGGCAGGTCGATCACGATGCCGGCATTGTCGCGCACGAGTGCGCAGTCAAGGCTGACGTCATCATTGTCCTGCACTGCCGCGATCGCGTCGATGGAGCTGAAGTAGCCTGACGCCGAGCCACCGACATCGAAGCCGCCGACGGTCACGTCAAAGCCACCGAGCACGCCGACAGCCTTGTCGACAGACACGTTGTTCATGATCGTGATGGCGAACTCTTGGAAGTAGGCGTACAGCGGCGACTGCGCTTCATCAGTCGAGACCTTGGCCATCTTGATGCGGCTGAAGTCGGTGCTCGTGTTGAAGCAATCGGCTTCGGCCAGAACAGCGCGGGTGCCAGCCTTCAAACCTTCGGTCTGTGTGCGCCGGGTGTGCGTCAGCGCGATGAAGCTCAGGTCCAGCGTGACCTTGTCGGCCTGCTTCACGTTGATGGTCAGCTCATTGGCGACAGCGCCTTCGAGATACTCAGCCTGCGTGCCGGGGATCGCGCTGTCCGGACGGCCAAGCTGACGCTCCAGGTTGTAGGAGCGGCGCTTGATCAGCGAGCTGTCACCCTCGTTCTTCAGCAGGCGACCGAAGTACATCTCGACCGTCTTCGCGGTGCCTGCGTCGGCGACCATCGGCGACATCGACTTGTCGAACTCGATCGCGTGAGCAGCGATAGAGCGCACGCGCTTGAAGCCGGTGTTCACAGCGTTGATCGGCTTGGTCACGGACGTGTCGCCGCCGATCCAGACCCATTCGCCAGGGATCAGGCCAAGCTCTGTGAAGTCCTTCACGACACTGATCAGCTTGGGGAAGGTGCCGCTCACGTCGACAGTGACATCGCCGCTGGCGAACTTGAAGCCAACCTTGACGATCTTGGATGTGGCGGGCGGCGAGACTTCAGCGACAAGGTCCACAGTGACCTGCACGTCATTGCCGACGATCGCGTCAACATAGAACACGCCGTTGTTGCCGCCATTGGAGTGGCCGGTGGCCTTGAGGATGTCGCCAGCCTTCCAAGCAGCAGGCGCTGCCACAGTGAAGGCATCGTCGGTGCCGCCCTTGACGCCGGTCGCAGTGACCTCAGCCTTGCGGCGCAGGTCAGCGAAGAAGAAGCCCTGCAGGATGTCCTGCAGGTTCTTCTGGGTCAGGTCGTTGTTCCAGCCGCCGCTGGCATCCAGGTCAGTCGTGCTGCCCTTCTTGCGCTGGCGGTCCTTGACGATCGGTTTGCGCGAGACCTTGGTGGTCTGGCCACCGAAGTCGCTGTAGCTGTTGGGCTCCAGCTCATTCCAGATCGGCGTGGCCGGAAGAACCTTCAGGCTCTCTTCTTCGGCATACGAGAGGCCGGTAGCATTGCTGTCAATCTTGTCCGCGACCGTCATGGCGCTCTCCTATTTGATCTCAGTGTAGGTGAAGTCGATCACCACGTTGACCTGCGTCCAGCCGTTGGCTGTGCCGATCTCCCTTGCAGTCACGTTGCGAAACCAGACGTGTCCTGGTGTGGTCGACTTTCCCTCATAAGCGTCAACCACGGTCTTAGTTAGTGCGTCCAACGCCGACAAGCCATCGCCAGGAAGCGCAAACAATTGAATGAAGATTGTTCCCGTCCGGTCCCAGCGCTGCTTGCCGCCGTTGCGGCCAAGGCTCGCCTGATTGCCTGTGTCATGGCGCATGACCCAGCGCGCCCACGGCTGTGTGTCAGGACCTTCTGCGTCAGGCGAATTGCCCGGAAGGTCATCCCAGTAGATGGGAAGCCCAGGGAGGGCGGCGGTGATGAGGGCGGCGCACTCGTCACGCGCCTGGGCACGTGTGGCGCTCATTTCTCAACTCCGACGATGTAGATGATTGGTGAGCCTTCACCCGGCTGCAGCTTCTCCATCCCGACGATGGAGCGGTGCACACCGCCGTCGACCAGCTCATTGAACTTGGTCAGGTCGTCCGTGACAGATGACGGCGCTCCCATGAGGTACCACGCCTGCGATGTCTTGAACAGGTTGCTGTCCTTCGACATGAAGCCAAGGGCGGCTGAGGGTGACACCATGACGATTGACACGTCGTGCTGAGCGGTCACAGGATTGCGTGGATCAGTTGCGCCGCGCCACGGTTTGTCCGGATCGGCAGGTGCCACCCCTAGCTTGATGATGACCGCTGCACGCCCTTTGGCAAGGAGCTTGCTGTACACCGCGTCAGCTTTGGCGCTGTAGTCCTTGGGCATTACCGGATCACCCGGTTGCTCGTCTGATAACAGAGCTTCTCGATCAGTGCATCAGCACGCGGCCACGGCACGATGCCGAAGGCTGCCCAGCCCTCCTGAAACTCCCACTCGTCTTCCAGAGGGCCGACCTTCTCGCGCTTGCGCTTGAGCGGTGCACCGTCGAAGCCGTCCGAGGGATTGGGCTGCAGCACCTTGGTGAGCGCCACCTTGGCGTACTCAGCGATCGCCTGCTGATAGGCCAGCGGCACAGGCCCAAGGTCGCGCAGCTGGCTGTCGTACATGTCGGTGCGCGGCACGCAGAGCGCCTGCGTCTCGACAAGGATGTAGCCACGCAGCTTGTCAGCGAAGCGCGTCTCAACGTAGTCCGTTGCGCGTACGATGGCAGTCTGCTTCTGCGGCGTAGTGCCGGTCCAGCCGGTCTCGCCACGGTCAGCAAAGTACGCGTCAGCAAACTCGACCGTGATGCCTGCATTGGCGTCCGCTAGGCCAGTGCCGTCTTCAGCAGTGAAAGCCATAGCGGACGCCTCCTGGAAGGCTTACAGGCCGCGCGGCGTGGGGCGGCGCGCGGCGTAGGACGTGTCGATCTGCGACAGACCAGCGCGCTCTTCACGCTGGCGCTGCTGCGACGCAAGGTAGTCAGCGATGTCGTGCTGCTGCTTGACGTGATCGGGCGGCAGGTTCTTCGCCTGCTTGGCGATCAGCTCGTCACGGCGGCGCTGCAGGTCCATCGCTGCCTTCTGGGCCGAATTGGCCTGCTCAGCGATTGCTGCATGCTGGGCCGTCAGCGCATCGATCTCAGCCTGCATGTCGTCCAGCTCCTGGTCCGTGACAGCAGGCTGTTCGGCTTCATCATCCGCCTCAGCCTCGTCGACCTTCTTGAATGCCTCAGGCACTTCAGCATCCGCCTCGTCGGCTTCAGGCTCTTCATCCTCGACCTTGTTCGCCGCGTCGATGACGCTCTGGCGCGTGAAGTCGGGATTGGCCGCCGTGATCTCGGCACGCTTCAGCGGTCCAACATCTGCCGCCTTCTGGACCGCAGCGATGGCTGGAAGGCCATCATTGGTCCAGTGCTCGTCGTCATTGACGTCAAGCGTGGCGAGGGCGGCGATGATCTTCTCGTTCTTGTCGCTCATGTTACTCGTGCTCCGGTTTAGTCGTCGCCAAGGACGATGTAGGACAGGATGATCTGTCCGTTGGCGAGCACCGCAACACCGTTGGCGTCGATGTTGGCGTCGTCAACCAGAAGGTTGATGTTCACTTCCAGCGAGCCGTCGGTGTTGTCGAGCATCACCTGCGTAGCGTTGGCACCGCGCGCCAGCGGCGAGACCTTGGCGGTCGCCGCGCCGAGCGCAGTGGACGGAATGAGGTCAACCTCAGAGCCGTTCAGAGTGGCGTCAGCCGTCGGCGCAGAGCCAACGGAATAGTCGCCGTCCCACGTGGCCGTCATGTTGGCCGACGCAGTGCTGAACTGCAGGTAGGCGACAGCGCCCAAGAAGAGGATGTTGCCCTCCGGCAGCGCACCAGCGAGGGCCGTGCCCCAGCCCACGCCGGTCAGACCAGCGACGGTGATCGGCAGGTCCTTGACGGTGACCGTCTGCTTGCGGACGATTGCGGCCTGCGCAGGAGCGCGGGCGAGAGAACGGGGAAGACCTTTTGCCATGACGGCGCACTCCTGTTTGTTGCAAGAAAGGGGCAGGCTTGAGACCTGCCCCTTGTGTCTTGTCGCGGTCCGCTAGGCTTACGCCTCGCGGGTGATGAGGCGCGCGATCTTGATCGCCTTGCGCTCCGGATAGACGCGCGACCAGCTGCCGGCATTCGCCAGGTTGTTGGACGTTGCAGCATTGGTGGGACCGCCCTTCGGCGCGGTGCCGATGTAGCGGTGGCCGACCGGATGCAAGCACCACTCGACGCGGTTGTAGAGCGTCTCCGCACCGCCGCCGTTGCCAGCGCCGCCATGGCGCTCGACTTCGGTGGGGACAGCCGGTGCACCGGTGCCGAGGCGCAACGCGCCAGGACCGAACAGCCACGTCTCCGCGATGCCGCCGCTGTAGGGCATGCCGTCGTCGACGATCACTTCGCGACCGAGGAACGTCGGGACGGTGGGCTTGCCCTCGCTGTCGGGAATGAAGTCGATCAGGTTGTTCTTCAGCATGCGGTTGTAGACGATGGAGTGAATCATCACCATCGCCAGGCTCTCCTGGCTGTCGCCCATCGTCTGGGCGGCGTCGAGGAAGGCTTCGGCGCTGAAGTTGGTCACACCGTTCGAGAAGGCCGCACCCTTGATGTCGAGGGTCATGTCGTTCTGGACGTGCGTGTCCGTGCCAGTCGGCGCAGCGGCATTGTCGGCGAAGATGCCGCTCATGGTGGCGAGGAACAGCTTCTGCTGACGGCGCACCCAGTAGGCCGCAACG